GTGGAATGGCAGACACGCCATCTTGAGGGGGTGGTGAGCGTACGCTCGTGAGGGTTCAAGTCCCTCCAACCGCACCAAGCTGATTAAATAAGGGCTTACAGGTAATTCTGTAAGCCCTTATTTTTGTTTGACATCATAATATCTTGCGTGGTTTGACATCATTTTGACATCAGAATATTTTAGAAATACGTTCCACGATGTCATCTTCCATTTTAGGTGTCACATGTGAGTAGGTATCCATTGTTTCTTGGAATGAAGCATGTCCTAGGCGTTCTTGTATGGCTTTCATATTAGCCCCATTTTCGATGAGAAGGGTGGCGTGAGTATGTCTTGTACCATGCATAGTAAAAGATGGCTTGCCGATTAAATTGGCATACTTCTTACATAACTTGCTGACTTCATCAGGACAGCGAGGACCGCCTTTTATACCAGGGAATACAAGGTTATTATTAATCCAGTTCATGGTTTTAATTCTGCGCTTGTCTATGACTATTTTATGCTTCATAAGCTCCTGGAGTGTTTCCGTATCAATGGCAATTATCCGTTTTGAAGATGTTGTCTTAGTTGTATGGGATATAACTGCCGTAGATCCGATTTTGAGGGCAGTTTGTGAAATAGATACAGTTGATTTCTTGAAATCAATATCAGACCATCTTAAGCCTAATAATTCAGACCGCCGCATACCTGTTGCAAATGCTAATTTAAAGAGTGCATGATGTTCTACATTAGAGATATTGGATAAGAAGTTTTTAACCTCGTCTGCAGATAGCGTTACCATATGACGGACTTTTACCTGTTTTGGCCGGTCTATATTTTTCATATAGTTTTTAGGGATGATGTCATCTTTTACTGCCTGCTCTAATATGGATCCTAGAATTGTCATGGTGTAGGATATAGTCCTTGATGATAATCCATTCATTGATTCGAATACATAACGTAATGTATTAGGTTTAATTTCGGCTAACTTTACGCCGCCGATTTTATCTCTAATATAACGATTGATAATTCCTGTATAGCTTTGATATGTGGCAGGTGTTATAGTTTTTTCCTTTAGTTTCAACCATATATTAATCCAGGTGTTTAATGAAATAGTATCATCGAAATTAGCACATGCTTGATTAGTATTTACGTATTTTTCCATAGCTTCTATGGCAGCTTTCTTGGTAGTACCGTAAAAGTATTTACGCTTACCATTAATCATCTTAGATACTTGGTAGCGTCCATCGGTTCGTTTTTTAGCCATAAAAATAACCTCCTTGGGCATGGTTAATAAGCCTTAGAGGTTTTATGGTATAATGTTATTGGAGTAAAAATGAAGTACCTCTAAGGTATGTAGTTTTTAATGGCCCTCACTGCGGTGAGGGCTTATTTTTTTATATTTAAAATTAATCATACTTTGTTAATAAAGTATCGATTACCTTGTTTTACTTGTTGTAACTTACCTTCCTTTATTAAAGAATTACATAAACGTTTACCATATGATGTGTTACCAGGAAATAGCGATTTAATTAAAATAGCTTGTGCAATTGGTTCGTGAGAAATTGCTGATAGTATAGATTTTTTATCAATACGTTCCTGTTTAACTCTATTTTTCTCTTCTACAATTGCTTTTTGATCTTCATTATAATCATAGGCATTATCAGGGTAGTCATTTAATAAGAATGATTGAATTTGGTCTCGAGTATCATCAAAGTCACTACTATGCATAGAATTATATTCATCAACACCACAGATACCTTTTGAATAGAGAAATTCTTTGAATTGAACAAGATGATTTTGTATTTGAGATACTATAGTAATAATCTTATTAATAGAATATTGGTCGGATAGTTTATCTATTAATTCATCAGATTTATCAATATATTTCAATTCTTTATTATCATAACTAGTTGAGCTAAAGTAATCAGCATTACCATTAAAATTTGGAATTGGTAACTCAGGTTCATCAATGATGGATAGAACATTAGATATATCAGTTGCAGATAATCTAAATTTATCTAGCTCTATTTCATGTAAACGATTAAGTTCAGAAAGTTCTTCAGCTGCTTTTGCATCTTGAATAGCTTTTTCTTCTATTTCAGTATCTGTATGAATATGTGCAGCAATAATTCCATTTTCAATAGCTAATCTACACATATGTTTACATGGATAATTGAAATATGCATTTTGACGATTTTGAAAGTCAGCACAGGTACAACTAGATAGGGTTACTATATATGGTTGAGGTTGAGTGCCAGAAATATAACAAAAGTCGTCGTTCATTTTTATCGATTGAGAAGAAATCCATGTAGCACGTTCAATTCTATGTTGAAAAGAATTGTTGTTAGAAGCTAACCAGTGATTCCAATACTCATCGATAGATAGTTCATGACTATGGTTAGAAATAGGTGCATGATTAAAATTAGAATTTACTTCGAAAGATAATTCAATAGTATCTGTGGTATTATCAGATTTCTTTGTAAAACAACCAAATAAACGTTTTAAAAGTTTTAACATAATAACATCTCCCAAGTTATATAGTTAAATAATGTGGTGATAAAAGTCGATTCCGTTAAGGTCACCATCTTCAATTTGAGACATCCTAACCATACGCTCGACTAAATTAACGTGATGATCAACATAAAAGTCATCATGAATGATATGAATTAGCTCGTGCTTTATTTCCTCTCTCATGCGGTCATGAGGAAGATTTTTATTTATGTAGATATTATGAGTATCTACATCTTCTGATTCTTCAGAAACTGCTTTTGCATTTGGTAAATCACAATAAATAAGGTTAATAACCAATACTACCACTCTCCCTTGTGTGTATTACTTATGCTTAGATTTTAAGAATTCAATGTATTTGACGGTTTCTTCCATCTCCTCTTTAGTAATATCTTTAGCTGCAGAAAAGAGCATGCGTGCGCCTGGACGTGTACGTAGATATTCCGCAAATTCAGCAGTTTCAGGATCTACATAGTAACCTTCAGTTTGGTCGGACATAATAGATTCATTTTGTTGATGCGGTTCTTGCCAACCCATTAGATATGCCGGTGTAGTATTCAATGCTTTAGCTAAAGGTTCAAGTACATCGATTGGCATATTTTCAATATCACCATTTTCATATCTATATATAGTAGCTCTATTTTTATTTAATAATTTAGCTAATGCATCAGCAGTATAGCCTAGCTCTAATCTACGTTGTTTAATACGTTCTCCGATTCTCATATGAAAACCTCACTTTCTATTTGATTACATAATACAATACAATTCGCAAAAATGCAACAAATATTTTTAAACAAAGCATAAAATCGCATAAAGTGCGAAATAAGTTGTTGACATGCAATTTTCAATAGGGTAATATCTAGTTAAAGAAAGTCGCATATAAGCGACAAGCAATAAAAGGGGGATAGAAATGGTAAACATTAGAAAATTGAAAGCTAAGTTAGTGGAAAATGATATTTCTATTATTGAATTAGCTAATATCATTGGTGTTGATAAATCTACCGTTTACAGAAAACTCAATAAATCTGGAGAGAATTTCACCGTAAAAGATGTAGAGAAAATTTCTAAAGCACTATCATTAACGTATGAAGATATTAATGATATTTTTTTTACCAATGTAGTCGCGTGATATGCGACACTTGTGAGCGGTGTAATTTAAGTTGAAAAAATAAAAAGCTACTAACAAAAGTTAGTAGCAATAGATAAGAGTTGTAGAAATGGAGAATTATTAAGGAAGAATAAGGAGGTAACTATGAATAATAATCGGCTTGATACAAAATTTTGCCTTACCGTTGAAGAGGCGGCGGAACAAGCCAGTGTAGCACCTGCTGTAATTCGCCAATGGGCGGAAGACTTTGATTTTCCGTCCATGAAGATTGGTAAGCGTGGTGGTAAACGATTAATTCACTCTCGATTATTCGATGAGTGGTTGGCCAAACGGTGCCAGGCACGAATTGGGGAATAGAAAGGAAGTGAAAATATGAAATGGGTATCAGCTATGCTATGCATTGTGGCATATGGAATCATTGAAGGTTCCGATGTGCAGGGGTACGAATTAACCTCTGCAACATGGACACTGTTGATTGCATGCATGATTGCTGCAATAAGCATTATGTTTCATGAACTAAAAAAGGACGTCCACTAACTGGCATTAGTAGAACGTCCACAGTTAAAAATTAACCAATTTGATTATATCACAGGAGATTAACAATGAATACAAATAAAAAAATGATGGTAACAGCTATGGCAATTAGTTCTCTAGCGGTCAATGTATTGGCTGCTGACAATAACTTCGTAGGTGGTACAGATAACGTCGTAGAAACAGGCGTTAAGAGTGCAGGCGTTGTAGGGTATCAAAATACTATTAAAGGGAATAACGCTGTAGCGTTCGGCGAAAACAATGTTGCAGCCGGTACAAATTCTTTTGCCGGCGGTAATGATAGTAAAGCGTTGGGCCGTGATAGCTTCGCTTATGGAGCACATGCGGAAGCTACTGTTGAATATACTGTAGCTATTGGCAGTCAGGCTCGTACTGCTGCATACAACACTATTGCAATAGGTAACGGCGCCTATGCTAATGGTGAAAGTACGGTTGTCATCGGCCGTACAAATACCGTAAATGCTGAAAATGCGACAGTGATTGGTTCCAACAATGGAACAGTCGCAAGCGGTCATGGGGTAGTTATTGGTTATAACAATCAAGTATTAGACAATTCTAAAGAACAACTAGCCTTCGGTTCAAACAATAAAACTAAAGGTCAAGGCGCTGTAGTTATTGGAACTCATGGCCAAGCTGGTGCTATTGATGCACTTGCAATTGGCAATAATACATTAGCTGACACACCTAATGCAGTAGCATTAGGCACCAATTCTACTACTGATACTGCTATTAGCACAGATCATATTTACATCAATGGCAAGAAATTCGACTTCGCCGGTGGTGTAGCTGATAGTACTGTTTCTGTTGGTACTACAAATAAAGCAGGTATGAGCGGTGTAATGAATTATAAACGCACTATTACAAATGTAGCTGCAGGGAGAATTGATTCCACATCTACTGATGCGGTGAATGGTAGCCAATTAAATGCAGTCATCAACTCATTGAATTTCACTACAGTTGGTGACGGTAATAATACAACAGTATCTCAAACAACTAACATGAATGGTGGCATGGAATTTTCCGTAAATGTAAACAAAGATTTACATGATATGAATTCTGTTAACTTTGGAACAAATGTAGATACTGTTCGCAGTGTTGTAAATAAAGAAAAGGCGCATTTCTTTAATGGCGATACAAACGCAGCTGTAACTCATGATGGTTTGAAATTAGAAAATACAAATACATTAGATACTGCAAGCTACACAATGGATGGCATGGTTGCTGATAGCAACGGCAAACATATTGAATTCACAACTCAAAATATTACCGCCGGTAATCAACAAATCCACGATGTAGCGGATGGAGTTGCCGACACTGATGCAGTTAACATGCATCAGCTTAAAGCACAAAGTCAAGCAGGTTTAAACGAAATTCATGCAACAAATCAACGTTTGAACAAATTAGGAGCTAGTTCTGTAGCATTAAGCGGATTACACCCATTAGATTTTAACCGCAATGACAAAGCGTCCTACGCTGTTAGCTATGGACATTATAGAAGTAGTAACGCGGTCGCATTAGGCGCTTTCTACCGTCCTAATGAAAGAACAATGTTCGGTATCGGTATGAGCTTAGGTGCCGAAAAGCAATTCACCGCAAACGTCGCTTTTAAAGTTGGTAAAGGAAGCGACTATGTAGCGGAAGCAAAAGGTGAAAATGCTCGTATTAGTCAACTTGAAGCACTTGTAAATAAATTAGTCGAAGAAGTAGAACTTAGTAAACAATCAAAATGATGAATGGTGCAGATTTATATAGTTATTTGCAAGATAAACAATTAGAACTCAATAAAGCATTGCGTTTAGCCAAAGATAGAGGAATTGATTTGGCAAATGCTGAGTATGCTTATAAAAAGGCCAAGGCTAAATTTATAGCCTCGGCCAGATTGGAAAAAGTAGCAGTTACGTTGATACGTGATCTCGCACAGGGAGATGAATATATTGCTGATCTTAGGTTAAGAAGAGATACCGCTAAGGTACTTTATTTAAATGCTCAAGAAGCAATTAATGTATTCAAACTACAGTGCCGATTAGTAGAAGCACAACTAAAACGGGAGTGGCAAGATGGATAGCTGGTACAACCAATTAACTAACATGGAATGCCCAATATGTGGAAAACCAATACATTGTGCAATTGTATGTCACAAAGAAAAGAAGCGTGTATGTGATACCTGTTGTAGTGAATGCCAATACCTAATGAGATATCAAGGTGAATGGCATTGTGAATTTAATAAATAAAAAACCGCCGTGCTATAACACGGCGGTCATTAAGTAGTTATATGAGAATATAACCATAAATAATCCTATTTATAGTTTACCTCATATATAGAGAAAAGTCTAGTAAAAATGCGGTTTCAACTGCATTTGTGGGACTTGATAGATATATTAACAACTCGACATAAGGGGTAAATAAATGCGTAGGAGAACAGTAATAGAATCAAAAAATATCAGAGAGGTTACAGATTCAATTACGGGTAATTCATATCTAGGAAAAATAGGAAAGAAATCTAGAAGTGAAAAACAACATGTAACACCTGAAATGATTCGTAAAAATAACATACGTATTGCTGAAAAGAAATTAAGATTATTAATCGATATGAATTTTGTAGAAGACGATTATTATCTAACATTGACATTTCGAGATGATCCTGATGAAACTGAAGCAAAAAATAGGATGACTAAATTTATTAGAAGGTTAAGGGCAAGATTTAAGAAAGAAAATGAGCCTTGTAAATATATTTATATTATGGAACGGCAAGGCAAAATACACTTTCATATGCTACTTAACCAAGGTATTCGATTAAATACTAAAACTCTAAAACAGTTATGGGAATATGGATATACAAAATTAGAACTGTATCGAGGGGAAGCTGAAGATGCAATTGGATTAGCCAAGTATTTTATAAAAGAACGAAAAATGGATATACAAGGCAGTCCAACACATGCATCCAAAAAATGGGTTTCAAGTACAAATTTAGATAAACCAAAGGTAGAAAGCAAAACTATTAAAGCTACGGAGTGGAGAAAAGAAATTAAAGTTCCACAAGGCTATTATTTGGATAAAGATAGCGTATATGAAGGTATCAATAATTATGGATATCCATTTAGAACATATAGATTAATACGTCTTACGAAATGGAGTGAAATATATGCGAAGAGAAAATCGACTGAGACCATGTCCATTCTGCGGGAATAAATCAATCAGAGTGACAACAGGAATTAAAGTTACCGAAAAGCATCATATGGTGGTATGTGATAAATGTTCGGCCATTGTGTGTTTCGAGGAAGCAACAAAGTATTTAGATTGTGAAAAATATTGGAATAAACGGATAGATTAGGAGGAAATTATGAATAATGTGCAATTAATAGGGAATTTAGTGCGTGACGCAGAGTTAACTTTTACAAAAAATGGAAAAATGGTAGCAAGATTTACTATTGCTGCTAGTAATGAATATGTAGATAAGAGCACAGGTGAAGTAAAAGAACAAACGGCATATGTTAATTGTGTAGCATGGAATAAGTTAGGCGAACAAGCAGGTAAGCTAATCAAAGGAAATAGATGTATTGTAAATGGAAGACTACAAACACGATCCTATGAGACTAAAGAGGGTGAAAAGAGATATGTTACTGAAGTAGTAGCAGATTTCATTGGTGATAGCTTATCGAATAAAGATGATGAGCCAAGTAATTTTGAAACATTTGGCGATGATGAACAAATTCCCTTTTAAAGGCAGCGCAGAGACACTGCCAAATAAAGGAATAAAACATAAAACAAATGTACGATGTAATGCAAAAAGAAAAGCAGAAAGGTTGATGCGGTAGTGGCAAGACGGCAGGAATATAAGAAAGCAAAAACATGTAAGCATGCCATTCAATTAACTGAGTTTGGAGGGTTATTTGTTAAAAATACATGTGTTAATGAACATAAGCTTATGCTACCATGTCCAAATCAAATGGGGATAGCAGTTAAAAGACCGTATGTTATGGCCAAGTATTGCAGTGGATGTAAATTCTATGAAGACAGAAGAAAGACAGAAAAAGATAGAAAAAGACAGAAGAAAGGTTAGGTGAAATATAACCATGAATGATCCTACAGGTGTGAGATTAAATTGGTTGGCATTATGGGCTTGTGTATATGGCAATGTAACAATTACTAGAGCCTTAAAATGTATGGGCATACGTTCTTGTAAGACAATTTCACAAAAAGATATGCAAGACTTAAAACACAATAAATTAAGTCAAAGCGTAGGAAATAAGATATGTGAAGATTATAAAACAGGAAACTATACACTTAGGGAGATGGCTAAAAGATACAAGATTTCATATGGTTCAACTTATCGCATTGTAAAAGGAACATATAAATACGAGAGCGCATGATATGGAATCAAGAACAGATAAGATGATGCGGTATGCAAATATGTCGGTAATACCAAAAGCGTATATAGCGGATATAGTAACAGACTTAGAAACGAAAGATATACCACATAAGAAGGAAATCATAACACTATTAGCCCAACTATGGGTGATAAGGGCAAGGTAGGTGATAAAAACATGAAAATTACACATGTAAAAGCAAAATCGGCTAATTACTGGGTATATGGTGTAGCAATTAGACACGATGGGAAATGCAAAATATATCAAGAAAATGAGATACCAATTAGTGTAAAGGAATATACGATTTGTAGGGCTACAGATGGTGTAGATGATGCGGATGATTTGATTTATGAAAACGATATCATTGAATATAAAATGCCACATTGTGGGAGACGATTTATAGCCAAGGTATTTTATAACGAACAAGATATGAAATGGTGTGTCTCAGTCATTACGAGCGAACAGAAGTGTTATTGGGATTTAGGATTCATAGTTAATGAAGCAGAAGAACTAAAAATTAAAGGAAATATATTTGATTAGGAGGCAACATGGATAGATACGAATGTGTTAATCGATGTACTGCAGCATTTTTAGAGGGGAATAAACCAAGAAATTTGGATTGGGAAAAAGTAGCACGACACATTATTAAGATTGGCTGTAATTGTGTTGTATATGCGGGGATTGAAGAAGATTGGGATAACACGGTGGGTATTATATATGACCATGGTGAAGTTATTCATAAAGAGGCATATACCACTAGTATGTGGGGAACACCGACTATAGAGGTGTATGTAGAAGGTCAAAACAAACGAATTGATGCGGATACCATCTACTATAAAGAAGATAATGAACATATTCATGATTGGACTGCTGAAAGTATAGCTATATTGGAGGGGAAACAATGAAAATTAAGAGTTTTGCAACATATGGAGTAGGGATGGACATTATATATGAAGATATTTTGAGTACAGGTGCCATAGCAGATTTACGTATAAAGTCAGAAGATGAAAAAAGTCCTGAATTATATGATGCGTGGAAAAGAATGGAAGCTAGAGTATTAGAGTATCTTGGAAAGCTATGTCAATTAGATACACAATGCATGCTTAATGTTTCTAAAATACAACTCAGATATGCAAGAGAGACGGATGAATTAGAGTCGTTAGTGTTTTGTGGTTCTCTAATGGCACCAGAAGCAGGAATAGGTTTTAAAACAGGTGCGATAAGAGTTAATACTTTATTTGATGTGATGGATACGAAAGACATCGGTATATTGAGAGAACTAGAGGCAAGGATACGTGGGTATATTAGAGGAGAACGGGCACAAGCAAAATTTGATTTTAGCTTAAAGAACGATGTAGAAGATGACTATGAAGAATAAAAGGAAGTAAATAAAGATGAACAACGTACCATATTTTTTACAACACTTACCAATTTGGAAATATAACTTGGAAGATAATCAGCAGAATAAAAACAAAAGAGTAAAAGAACATAAATATGATGCGGTAGATAAACATACAGGGCAGATGGTTGAAAAGATATGTCAAATATGTGGAAAGAAATATAAAACAGAATACAGATTACGTAATACAGCAAAGACATGTAGTAAGTCATGTGGTCAAAAATTAAGAATGGCCAATAAGGTACCTGAGAAATGGGTAGGTAAGGCCGTTGAATTAAGACAACAAGGGTTTAAATTAAGTGCTATTGCAGTAGTAGTTAATAAATCTACTAGTACTGTATGGCAATATCTAAAGAAACGAGGTTATTAAAAATGCTCGTACAAGATAAAAATCAATATTGCTGGTGTTTTGATGGTGATGCGGGTGATCCACAAGGAAGTATTGAAGAAGCCATTGATGACTTTTTAAATTACTTTGGTCATTATTGTTGGGATGAGAAGAATAATGTTGAATATTTAGAACAAGATGTACTTGATGATTACGTAGAAATTGGACATCCTTATAAATATGTACCAGAAGTAGACGGCGAACAAGTGATTTGGAAAGTTGCTGATGATTGGATGGACTATGAAATCATAGAGTATTCTGATGATTACATGAGAAGTGTGAAAAAAGAGCATGTTGATAAACTAAGCAATGCACTATCAAAGGTGTTCCAAGCATGGGAAAAAGAGCACGGATACGAAAATCGTGCATTTGTAGTTATGGAAACAGAGCAATATCGTATTGGTGATTATATCGATTCAGAGGGAAATTATAAATGAAAATACTAGATGCATGTTGTGGGAGTAAAATGAATATCAACTTATTAAACAAATAGGTGAATGTCCTAAAATAAAATAACGGAAATAAAAGGAGAAACAAACATGAATAAGATTGTATCAGCTTTATTGGTAGTAGTTATGATTGGTGCGGTAGTTTGGAGTTTTGCGTTTGGTGTTCCGATGTATATGGTATGGCAACAACAAAAGGCTGGTGAGGCTGAACTTGCTAGAGCGGAACAGAACAGACAAGTTGCAGTATTAGAGGCTAAGGCAAAATTAGATAGTGCTGAAAGCCTAGCACAAGCAGAAGTGAAACGTGCAGAGGGTACTGCAAAAGCTAATCAAATTATCGGTCAGTCATTGAAAGGTAATGAGGCATACATTCATTGGTTATGGGTTGATACGTTGAAAGATAGCAAAGACCAAATTATTTACATCCCAACAGAGGCTGGTGTGCCAATTACTGAAAGCTTCCGATTGAAAGAAAGTAAATAATGAAAAGTGGTAGTAATAAAGGGGATTAAATAAATGAACGAAAATCAATTTGAACGTGTAACAGGATATGAAGATGCTGATTTACCTGAACGAAAAACAGAATATGCAGCAGGATATGACGTTAAACCTTATGAGACTGGCGTCGTATTACCACATCAAACAAAACTTATTCATACTGGCATCAAATGCAGATTGAATTATGATGAACATATTCAACTGCATTTAAGATCAAGTGTGGGTATTAATAATGATGTCATGCTAGCGAATGGAACAGGTATTATTGATGCAGATTACTATAACAATGACGATAACGAAGGTCATATTATGATACCTATTAGAAACCTAGGTGATACGCCGTTTGAATATAATAAGAACGAAAGATTGGCGCAATTAATTATTATGCCATATCGTATTACGGCTAAGGATAGAACTACAAAGAAACGTACAGGCGGTTTTGGAAGCACTGGTAATAAATAATGGCGATTAAACATAAGAGAATCATTGATAAAAAAATGATTAAAACAATTAGAACAAACCATTGTGAATACTGTGGCAGACTATGTAATATAGAACCACATCATGTATTTTCTCGTGGTAGTGGTGGTGGAGATATCAGAGAAAATCTAATTCAATTATGCAGTCAATGTCATGTCAATACACATGCAGGAAACATGCCTAACAAAGAAACTTGTTTAAAAATTATAGCTAAAAGAGAACATACTGATGCGGAAACGATATATGTAATAAATCGTAAAGCAATGGGATATGACATATAAAAGGGTGATAATTTATAACGGGAGGTGATGCGGATACATGGACAAAGAAGACGAAAAGAAATATATAAGGAAGGCAATTGAATATTTAAAGCCAATTAAATCCTGTACATTAGAAATACAATCAGCCAAACGGGAATTACAAAGATTAAGGAGTGATATCACTTCGCTAAGTGCAATAGATTATAGTAAAGATCGTGTATCAGGTGGTGGTATTAAAGAGGGGTTAGAGGCCAGTATAGCTAGGATGTTAGAAAGTGAATCTAAATGCCTTGAGAAAACAAATGCACTGATTCAGCTACGAGAAGAGGCAAGAAAACATATTGAGTGCTTACAATGCGTTGAAGGAAAGATAGCATTGATGCAAGAATATGTTAATGGTATGTCTTTTAAAGGTGTGGTATCATTTATAGGGTATAGTAAAACACAGGTACAGTCATATAAAAAAGAAGCATTAATTGAATTAGGTCAAGAATTGAACCAAATAGTACCAAACTGACCCAAATAGTACCAAACTGGTATTGAGATATGTGATATTATATATATGTGAAAATTGCCACTGAGCAATCATTCACCAAATCACTCAAAACAAAATATTAGGCTCGTGTAACCATTCAGTTATACGGGCCTTTTGTTTTGTACATATGATATACCCCCACCCCCTGGTGCCTATTGAATACACACAACTCACCAATCAATGATTCATGTTTGACATCTTTGAATATATAACTACACAACCTTAAGATACACTTATACCTTGTGAGTTGTGTGTATTGAGTAGGTAATGAAAGGATGTGAACGGTATGCCTAATGTGATATGTCATAAGACTGCATGCTTAGATAATCATCATGGAATGTGTGGTGCTAACAAAATAGTAATAAAAGCTAATGGTTATTGCCGTTCATGTTCGCATGCACACCATATGATGAGACATGTGGATAGGGATGAGGCACGGCATCGTCATGAAGATGAGCGCCGCCAGTCTCATCGTAAAAATAAAAAAAATAAATTTTAAATATTGAATATATTATTTTAAATTTGGATATTTTTTTACGGGTCCTTCTGTCCAAAGCTGATGCCTTGCGGTGGCCGAGACCCCAAAAATTGCCTAGATTTTAAATTTTTTATGTTCTTGCTAGTGATACAGGTAATGAAAGGAGGCTGATTGATAAGTGAAAATTACAGATGATTTGAAAACAGCAACGGCCTCTCAGTCGAACCTGGCAAAAGCACTTGGACTCTCGCGTCAACGTGTTTCGCAACTGCTTCAAGAAGGGGTTTTAGCAACGGATGAAAAGAATCAAATTTTGGTTATCAAATCCGTTATCAATTATGTCAAATATAAGGGGCAATCTTCTGTCGAAGAGGTAAGCAGTTCCGATGATGCGGTATTCGAGGTTGAAAAGGCCAAGAATGAACGTGCGAAACGCAAGATTGCTGAGTTGAAGTTGGCCAAAATGAACGGCGAAGTGTACTCGGTAGATACTGTAGAACAGGTAATGACAGAAATGCTTGTTAATTTGCGTACACAATTATTAGGATTGCCAACAAAACTAGCGCCACAATTACAGAACGTAACAAAAGAGGAAGCATATAACCTGTTAACGCAAGAAATTGAGGATAAATTGTCCGAATTAAGTGAATATACGCCGTCATTATTCATGGATAGCGATGATGCAGATGAGGAGGAAGTACAAAAATGACAATATTAGATTGCATGATGAAAGCCTTATCTGTTCGTGAACTTCATGAAATACCAGGTGTATTAATGGATGTGTTGCTTGATCATAATAAACTGGAAAGATTAATTGCGAATATGAGTGGTTGTTATTCGTATTCTGGATTATTACAGGAATTTGAAGAAAAAGCAGCAGATAGAAAAAACTATATGCAAGACTATACGCCTCAAAGTGTTATGGATATCGTAGCAGGTATATCCACTAATGGATGCGTAAGAGATGTATGTGCTGGTATAGGTGGTCTTTCGTTAGCTAAGTATAAGAATAATCCAGATGTGGTATTACAACTTGAGGAATATTCTAAAAATGCAATATGTTTTTTACTGTTTAATTTAGTAATGAACAGAGTCCCTGCTGTTGTAATAGAACGAAATGTACTAACTCAAGAAAATATAGTGAAATATAAGGTAGAGATTAGTAATCAAGCGCCACAGATTATTAAAGAAGTATGTATAGATGAAGGTACATATAAGGCAGATACAATTATTAGTAATCCTCCATATAGTCTATCGTGGGTGCCTGTTAATGATGAACGTTTTGATGGGTATAAATTAGCGCCAAAAAGTAAAGCAGATTATGCTTTTATTTTAGATGGTATTTATTCTCTTAAAAATAACGGGACAGCAGTATTCATTTTACCGCATGGTGTCTTATTTCGCGGACAAGCTGAAGGTGATATCCGTCAAAATTTGATTAAAAACAATTTGCTTGATGCGGTTATAGGATTGCCATCTAATTTATTTACTAATACAGGTATTCCTGTATGTATACTTGTATTTAAGAAAAATAGGGTAGATAACGATATATTATTTATCGATGCTCAAAAAGATTTCGTTAAGGATAAAAGCAAAAATATAATGACATCAGAACAGGTGTTAAAAGTTATTAATACTTATAACAATCGTTCTGATATTGACAAGTATTCAAGAAAAGTTAGTATTTCTGAAATAGAAGAAAACAATTATAACTTGAATATACCTAGATATATTGATAGTTTTGAGCCTGAAGAAATACCAGATGCGGTACAGCTTGCTAAAGAACTTAACGAAATTAATCGAGAAAGTCGGACGTTGGGCTTAGAAATTGCGGAGATGTTAAAGCAATTAGTTTGTACGGATCCTGATGCAAAGAAAGAGCATGATGAATTTGTAAAAGAATTTACAGAGTTTTTGATATCTTCTGAAAGTGCTTGTACAATCGAGGAGCAAGAAGCTGTGATAAAAAAAATAGAAGATGTTAAGAAGTATTTACTTCAAAAGATGTTTGTGTAATGTTAAAAAATTACAAGAAATTTAAAATTACAGAAGTTGCTGATATACTTGGACGGCCTAAGAAAAATCAAATGTATCCGGAAGGTTGTATTTGCTTGCAAGTATCTGCAAGTAAAGGTGAACTATTATATTTAGATACATCACAACAAGTTGATGCAAAATATGTGGTGATTAAACCAAGAAATGTAATTCCCTTTTATTTATATTTAATGATAGAAAAGGCAATGCCTGAATTCATATATAAATATAGGCAAGGACTAAATATATCAGCACATGACATAAAACATATGGAGGTAGTGTGTCATACGGATGTCGAAACTCAGGCATTAATAGCTATGATGTTTACATCTATAAATGGTACAAGGTTAAGCGTACAAATGGGTGCGCTTTTTTAATGCAAAAAAGGAGGTGATAGCATGAAAACGGCAAAAGAATTGTGGCAATATGTTTCTAAAATGGGCCTAAAACCACTACCAAAAACCAGTGTTAGCCAATGGGCTGACGATTATCGCATGCTATCACAAGGCCTTTCGGCTGAACCAGGACGATGGAAAACGAGTAGAGCACCCTATCAAAAGGATATTATGGATGCTTTCACGCAACCTGGTATCAATCGGGTAGTGGTTAAGAGCGCCAGTCAAGTTGGAAAATCAGATATCATGAACAATGTGCTAGGGCGATACGCTCATCTTGACCCATGTGCGATCATGATGATTCAACCGACTATCGAATTAGCTCAAGATTATTCAAAGTCTCGTATCTCTCCGATGATCCGCGATACGAAAGTACTATCACAAGTATTTTACGAAACGAAATCAGAAGACGGGGCCAAGACACGAGATGGTAAGAACACAATATTATCTAAACTCTTCCCTGGTGGCCGTCTTATCATGTGCGGGGCGAACAGTCCGGCCGGATTGGCATCACGTCCTGTACGTGTGCTACTAGCGGACGAAGTAGACCGCTTCCCAGATAGTGCTGGCACAGAAGGTGACCCAGTAGACCTTGCTGCCAAACGTATGACAACGTTCTGGAACAGGGTAATGGGGTTATTCTCCACACCAACGAATGAAGGTAGCTCACGAATTGATGTAGAGTATCAAACAGGTACGCAAGAAGAGTGGCAACATGAGTGCCCTAATTGTGGTGAGTACCATTTGATACGACACACTGAGATGGAATGTGAGACCGAGGAACACAAGGACGCTAAAGGGCGGAAGATTGTGGTAGTCAGTGATGTGAAATGGCGATGCCCTGATTGTGGGTCTACATTCTCTGAAGATGAAATGCGAAAGGTTCCTCAAAAGTACATATCGAAAAACCCAGCTGCGTTGCACAATGGCATACGCAGTTTTTTTGTAAATGGATTCACGTCTCCGTGGCTAACCTGGAATGACATCATGAGGGAATGGTTAGAGGCTAAAGGCGACCCTACACGTGAGAAGGTAGTCATGAATACACGTTTCGGTGAGTCATACGTACAACAAGGTGCCTTTGAAGACTATCAACAATTCATTAGGCGCCGTGAGAAGTACGGCGCAGACCTTCCAGACGGTGTATTGCTTTTAACTGGTGCCGTTGATACACAAGACAATCGGCTAGAATATGAAATCACCGGTTGGGGATATGGTGAAGAATGTTGGGGGATATGTAAGGGCGTAATCCTTGGGGAACCGGATAATAAAGCAACATGGGATGCACTTGATGCGGTGCTTGATAAAGTATACCGATTTAAGAATGGAACAGGCCTTAAAGTAGCACGTGCTTTCATTGACTCCGGCGGTCACTACACATCAAAAGTATACGAATATTGTGAAAAGAACTTCAGCAAGCAACGATTTGCCATCAAAGGTACAGCCGGAACACCTGGCATACCTTTGAATTATAAGATTGGTAAAGCTTCAGGAAGCAAGATTCCACTTGTAATGCTAGGTGTAGACGATGGAAAACAACAGGTAATGAACCGATTGGCCATCGAAGAACCTGGCGCGAAGTACTTTCATTTCCCTTTGGATGAAGAATTTCTAGGAACAAGAGGGTACGACGAGCTGTATTTTAAAGGGATTATCTCGGAACACAAGAAGAAAGTTAAACGTAAGGGCGTTATCCATGAAATATGGGAACCTACAGCAGGGGTTCGTAATGAACCTTTGGACTTACGTGTCTATAACTTAGCATGTATGAACTCAATCCATCCTGATTGGGATAGATTGGCGGAAGTAGTCAAAGGTGGAGGCCATTCCACTACAACAGTAACTACTCCACGAAAGAAACCAATGCGGAAACGTGTTCGTAGGGCTAGTAAAGTAGCAGATATTTAGGAGGATGTATGGCAACTAGTTATTCAAGTAAGCCAAGGCTCATTGATGTACGGTTAGAGTGGTACGTCAAGGCTGAGGAAGCAATATTGACTGGCCAAAGCTATACAATCGGAAATCGGACTCTTACAAGGGCAAATTTAGCCGAAGTAAGAAAAATGATTGATGATTTAGTGGCAAGAGGCGCCAAATTACCAGGAATGGATACCGATAATGGGCGTGGAAACCGGTCAAAACGGGTAGTTTTTAGGGATTAGGAGGCTAAAATGGCGAGAAAAAACAAGAAATTTAGCGCTAAAATAGGCACTCCGAGGGCTAAAAATAGCGGATATAGTGAGGGCGGTGCCTCTCATAATAACAAATCATTGAAGGGATATAACCCTAGAAAACTGGGTTATAAGGCTGATATTGGTGCAAATCTATCAATTTTACGTGACAGATCCGCAGATTTAGCCATCAATACACCAGTCGGGACGGCTGCAATCAATACGAGTACCACTCATACAGTTGGTGCGGGCCTGAATGTGTTCCCTAGACCTAAGTTTCAAATCTTGGGAATCAGTGCAGAGGAGGCTAGGACATGGGCTCGTAATGTTCGCGCTGAATTTGATTTATGGGCGGAATCAAAAGACTGTGATATTTACCGCAAAAACAATTTATATGACATGCAAAGCATTGCATATCAAGGATATCTTACAGATGGTGATAGTTTCGCAGTGTTCAGACGTAAGCCAACTACACCAGATATGCCATATACATTGCGTCTTCAATTAATTGAAGGTAATCGTGTAAGTAATCCGCTTACTAATTCCACATATGTTACAGGTGACCCAACTGGTGTTGAAGCGCTTAACCCAGATAATGGGAACCGCATATTGAATGGTGTAGAAATTGATACTGACGGTGCAATTGTAGCCTACTGGGTATCTAATCAAGTACCAGGCGAACCAATTACAAGTGTATTAACTACATGGGCAAGGGTTGAAGCATATGGCAAGCGTACAAGCATTCCGAATGTACTGCAAATCAGTAATGATACTAGACCGGAGCAGTACCGAGGAGTGCCTTATTTAGCTCCGGTCATTGAAACATTAAAGCAAGTGTATCGATACACAAATGCAGAGCTCACCTCTGCCATTATTAAATCGTACTTTGCACTATTTTTTACGGAAGCAGTTACAAATTCAGGTTCGTTAAATGATATGTTGGCCGACAATGGTGTTGATGATCCGACGGAACCAGTAGTCGATGTATCAGAATACAATTTGGGACCTGGTACATTAAATGCCTTGCCGAAAGGCGTGGATGTTAAGAGTGTGGATGCCTCTAATGCTCAATCTACTTTTGAAGTATTTAGTACGCAACTCATCAAACAAGTAGGTGCTGCACTTAATCAGCCTTACGAAGTATTGATGAAGAACTTTAATTCCTCGTATTCTGCAAGCCGTGCAGCAATGTTACAAGCTTGGGAAGAATATAAACTACGGCGCAAGTGGTTTGCTCGTGACTTCTGTCAACCAATCTATGAGGTATGGCTAATGGAGGCTGTAGCGAATGGACGAATTGAAGCGCCTGGTTTCTTTGATGATCCATTGATTCGAAAAGCATGGTGCAATGCTGATTGGTTTGGACCTACTATGTCAATTCTTGACCCTGTTAAGGATATGAACGGTAGTACACTTCGCGTTCAGAATGGTGTTTCCACTCGTGAACGTGAAGCGGCAGAAATGACAGGGACAGACCTTGAAGAAAACATTGCACAACTTGCGTTTGAAAAACAACTCATGGAGAAATATGGCATGGGGCTAGCTGATGCGGTTAATCCTTCCGTTGGCTCTAAATCTGAAGTGAAAGGAGGTGAAGAGGATGAATAAATTTTGGTCTGTTAAGAATTTTGTAAATCAAGATGGTACCGGTCAATCTGAATTGATTTTGTATGGTGATATTTCTGACACCTCTTGGTGGGGTGATGAAATTACACCACGTGAATTTGCAAGTGACTTGGCTAGTTGTAATGGTAATGACTTAACAATGCGCATCAACTCTGGCGGTGGTGACGTGTTCGCAGCGCAAGCCATTCACAATATGATTAAGACTTACACCGGCAACGTAACAGCACACATTGATGGACTGTGCGCAAGCGCAGCTACGATTATTGCGTCCGCTGCCGATAAGGTAATTATGCCAAGCAATGCCTTGTACATGATTCACAATCCATCCGTATATCTAGGTGATAGCTTTGATGCGGACGGCTTAACTAAAATGGCTAACTATTTGGCGAGTGTTAAACAAACAATTGCAAACGTTTATTTGAGCCGTAGTGACGTTTTGACATCTGAACAGGTAAATACACTTATGGATGATGAAACTTGGCTCACAGCGGATGAGGCGAAGTCCTACGGCCTAATTGATGAAGTAGATACGGCGATTACGGATAAGGCTGTTATGAATAACGGAATGGTTATCGTTAATAAAGTATCTTGCAAGTACTCGGCCAAGAATGAAGCAAAAATCAAACAATTTTTAACAAGCAAGGAGAAACCTATGACTGAAAACCAATTCATGGCAAGCTTAAAAGGTTTGCTAGGTATTTCTACAAATGAACCTGCAGAAAACGCAGCAGTAACAGCAGAACGCGAACGCGTTGAAGCATTAAATGCGTTAAAAGGTGACAATGAAGTCATCAATCGTTTAGTTGATGTAGCTGTTAAAGAAGGTAAAACAGTAGATGAAGTAACACCTTTCATCTCTGCTGTATCTGATATTCCTACAACTGAAAACAAAGTAGTCGACCAAATTCGACAATTAGTTATTGACCAAATGGAGTCTGGTGCAGATCAAGTAGCACCTCAAGGTGCATCTACACCAGAAACTAACGATGCAGTAGCAAAAGCTAGTGCAATTGATGAAGTCGTAGCATTTGCAAATGCTAAGAGAGGCGGTAAATAATGGCATATTTCGAACAAGTAAATGGTGTCGCAGCTGATTACCTATTAGGTGGTGGCGGTGTACCGGTATTAACTCAAAATGTAAAAGTAGCGGCTGGCGATTATAAACGTGGCCAAGTGCTTGAAAATAACGCTGGTACATTCCAAAAAATCGCAAGTGGTAAGCCTGCAGGTATTGTAGTGTCTGATACTACTGCAACTACCGACCATAATGTATTGACTGTATACATTTCTGGTCGCTTTAATCGTGAAGTATTGGTAGTTGACCAATCTTATAAAATTGATGATCATGAAGCGGACTTCAAGGACGCTCACTTATTCTTAACTAGCATTAAATAGGGGGAACTATATAATGGCAATTGATTTCAAAGATACATTTTCCTTAATGCAAGCTGTGGAACGAATGAAAGCTCCAGCAAGTTTCTTGCTTGATACTTTCTTTCCACAAGTTCCAGAAACTGCAACTTCTAATGTAATTCCAGTAGAAACACGTAAGCGTGGTCGTACATTAGCACCTTTTATAACCCGTGGTGCATCTGGTGTTAATGTTAAACGCGCTGGTTCCAAAATTGCTTTATATGAAGCGCCTATGATGGGACCTCAAACAGTAATTAGCCCTGACCAACTCAACCAACGGTCTTTTGGTGAAAACATTGTATCTACAATAACACCTGCGCAACGTGCAACACGAATGCAAGCTGACGACTTATCTTATTTGCAAGGTACAATCGTCAATCGTAAAAACAAAATGGCGGCAGAGCTACTTACTACAGGTAAGTGCAAAATTGAAGGTTATGCGGATGATGCTAAAACTGTTTTAATTGATGAAATTGATTTCGAATTTGAACAAGATATTACACCAACTACTGCATGGGACCAAGCCGGTGCTGATATTTATAACGATTTGAAATTGGCATCCGAAAAAATTCAAGAAAACGCAGGTATTGTGCCAACGGTGTTGGTTGTTGGTAAAAATGTTGAAAAATACATTCTTGATAATGCATCTATCAATAAAATGTTAGCGATTCCTAATCGCGAAAACATGTCTATGTTCAGCTTTGCACCTGAATATTTGTCTCCACAAGTTCGATATGTTGGCCGTATCATGTCCTTGAATATCGATGTATATGCATATCTTGAAACATATCAAGATGATGAAGGTAAAGTAAAACCATTTATCGGTGATGATGCAGCTGTATTAGGTATTCCTGGTCGTGGCCGTCAACAACATGCAGCAGTAACGTTGCTTGATGATGATGCTCAATTCACAACCTATGCAGGTATTTATGTGCCTAATTACTATGCTAATAAGGGCACACAAGAATTAACGTTAACTGTGTATTCTCGTTGCGTATTGATTCCTGAAACTATCGACGATTGGGCTACTATTAAGACTAAATAGGGGGTAACCTACTTATGAAAAT